GGGTTATATTTCCACTATTATTCACTATTCACTAAAATGGTTTACAGCAAAGCAACAGCAGCACGAAAGCGAAAGGCAGCAGCACTCTCGCGCCAGTTCAAACAGAACTACAAGAAGAGGGGCTACACACGGCAAGTCGGGTTCTATGGAAGATTCAACGGCCCAGGGGCTGAACTCAAGTTTCACGACGTGTTAACAGGACAATTCAACTGTTCAGCCGCCGGGGTGGTTGTGAACACAAGCCTTGTGGAAATTCCACAAGGCGTAACAGAGTCAACACGGATTGGACGAAAGTGCACGGTAAAGAAGATCAGCATCAGAGGCTTCTACGTGCGCGCCTCACAAGTCACGCCGAACTCAACAGAAGACAGAATCAGGGTCATCATATTCCACGACAGACAGTGCAACGGAACACAGGCACAGGTGCTGGACATCCTGGAGACAGCAGGCATCGATAGCTACCGCAACCTGGCAAACTCAGGAAGATTCAACATCCTTCGAGATACAACAATCGCGCTAAACAACCTGGCTGGAGGAGGAAACGGAGTTGCCAATGACTACGGACGATTCACGAAGAACTTCTTCTTCAACATGAACTGCAACATTCCAGTGGAATACAGTGACGTCAGCGGTGCGCTGGGAACGATCAGAAGCAACAACGTCGGAGTCCTCGTCATCAACTGGACAGACGCACAGACAGCCATGCGTTTCAGAACAAGGATTAGATTTACTGATCGTTGATTTGTTTTTTGTAATATGATCACAGGGGTTCAAGTCGCGATTCAGGGGGGGGTTCGCTTCGCTCACGACCCCCCTGAACACTCTGCCTCGCTGCGCTCGGGGCCTTCGGCCTAAAGATAAGGTTGGTGGTTGCGCCGCTCCGCGTCGCGTATAGTAAGCGTTTACTCGGGGTAGTTGCACTGTTGAAATGTCGGTCGTACCTCCCTCCGAGTAACGGGTTGGGATAGAACATAACGGCTATATTAATAGTGAGTAACTCCGCATGCGGCCCACCGAGCGGACCCACCGGCCGTGCCGGCGCGTGTAACATCGGCACGATTTACTATTTAATTGTCAGAATCCAATTTATTTTTTACTTTTTATGAACAATGGCACCGCAAACAAGTCCGTCCAAGAACTGGTGCGCGACATGGAACAACTACCCAGAGGACTGGAAGGAGAAGCTGGAAGCACTGAGGGAGGGAGAGGAGCCCCTGATCAAGTACTGGATTGCGGGGAAGGAGGTGGCTCCGACGACGGATACACCTCATCTACAGATGTATATACAACTGATGAAGAAGCAGAGACAGACAGCTCTGAGGGAGAAGCTTGTGGCTGGGGGAGTGACAGCTCACTTGACCAAAGCGAAGGGGAAGCTGTCCCAGAACCAGGTGTACTGCAGGAAAGACGGGGACTGGGAGGAGGCTGGTACACCTACAGGCAAGGGTTCACGCTCGGACGTCCTCGCCTTGAGAGACAAAGTACTGTCGGGAGCCACAGACATGGAGATAGCTATGGACGACAGCACCTGCAGGGCATCAGCCCAGTTCGCTCGCTTTACCCAGACACTGAGAGCGAGCCAGAGAGCCAAGCTGGCACAGGAAGCACTGGTGGAGGAGTACGCTGACGCTGTACTCAGGGACTGGCAACAAGATGTGGTTACCCGTCTTGACAAGTACGTACCCTTGCCCCCGGCAGAGTTCGTATTGACACGTGGCGAGTTTGGTGGCACATGCCTTAGAGAGATGGGCATATTTGATACACACTCTTATCCTTAGTCAACCAAGACGCAAGGTCCTGTGGGTTTGGGAAGAGACCGGAGATGAGGGCAAGTCCTGGTTAGCTGATTGGCTGCAGCTCAACAGGGCAGCCTACGTGGTGACTGGAGGTAAGTTCTCCGACATCACTTACGCCTTCCACTACCAGGAGGTCGTTGTCTTCGACTACGCCCGAGACCAGGAGGAACGGTTCCCGTACAAGCTCCTAGAGGACTTCAAGAACCGCAGGGTCTTCTCAGTCAAGTATGAGAGCATCATGAAGAGGGCCCTGGCCTGCCGTCTCGTTGTGTTCACTAACTTCGCCCCGGACAGGTCCAAGCTGTCTGCAGACAGGTGGGAGGTCCTGCACCTGAACCTCCACCCGCTGGCACAGCCAGCCCACGTGATAGTAGAGTAACTCAAAAGTAAAAGAGCCAACTGGAAATATTAGATCCAAGATCCAAGGTGGGGGGTAATAATGGCCCCCACCTTTTGGATCTATGCCCTGTCCGGGTTATATTTCCACTATTATTCACTATTCACTAAAATGGTTTACA